ATATCGTCGTATCCTTTGTTGTTACCGTCAATTGTACCCACAATAATCATTTCAGGATCTATTAAATCTTGTTTGACAGAGGTCATTGCTATTAAATATGGGTTATATACCAACTTAGAATTTATTATTTTTGGAAGTATAGTGTTACGAATAACACCAGGTAAAACAGTTGAAATTATAACTAGCAGTTGTTTATCATTCATATAACTATCAGCTTGTTCAACAACTTTTGTCAAGGTTTTATACATAAAATCTTTTGCTTCTAGATTATGGGTTGGTTTGCTTCCGTCATACCCCTCTTGATGAGGGGTAGGAACCGCGATAAACACAATATCTTTATGTAATACCGCTTCTTCTATTGTATTTACGATGTTAACTTCTGGATTGACTAATTCATTAACATCATAACCATCTAATTGGTGTCCTTTTTCTACAAACAACTGAGCACTTGGTAATCCTAGTTTGCCTAAGCCAATGAATCCTATCTTCATATTGATAATTCCTTATACCCTTCAAGGGGTTGTAAATATTTGCCATCTATATCTGGCTTCATCATTGCTGCGCATATATTTCTAGCCCAGACAACATTATCTAGCTCATAGTCACAAAAAATAGCTACACGATTACCGTGCGGCGGATTTGTATGATACAAATCAGGGTCGTCTATTTGATAATACACAAGTGCATCGCCCACAATGTAATCGAATAGTTCAAAGTTTAAATTAAATTGTTTATTTGGCTGAACGAAAAGGGCGGCAAGATAAAATTCAGTTGGGGTTAGATCATTACGTTGATAGTCCCAACGATGCTCATTATGAAGTGTCCAAATTGCTTGCATAAGTTTATGATCACCTAAGCGATCAATGTCACCCATGCGTAGTTGTCCTTCAATTATATAATCACCAATCACCTCAAGGTTAAGACATCCTGTATAACCGTCCATAAATTCTTCAACCCAAGGCTCTACTAAATCAAGCAACTCATCATCAGTATCATCATCGTTCAAAGACCAAAGATCAAAAGCACCGAACTGTAATTTTTCTCCATGAAAAGAGAACATCTCTACTATTTTGCCATCTAACAGTATGAGATCAATTGAATGGTGATCTCCAAAATGAAACGGAGACCAAAAACAACCTGGGTCAGTAATCTTTCTATACTCTTCTATATTATGACAGACTTTAACATTAATGCTACCACCCATTAGATTGTAAATAGGTTTTACAACTACGGGAAATTCTGTAGGATCTGTAGGTACAATTCCACAGGCTAAACCTTGTGACTCAGCGACATCAAGCTTATTATATACCCACCTATGATGAATGTAGTGTTTCCAAGCAACTTCATCTGTAGTTGGTATTAATACGCCGTCATTTCTTACCTCACCATCATAGTGAAAGCTCATTTTACTAACGGGATCGTATGCTTCCCACGCCATTAATGTTGTACCTCCGGTGACCAAAAAGTAGTACGTCCATCATTCAGTTTTACTCTCTGAACTGGATTACCGTATATATCTTCTTTTTGATTATAAACCATTACACGAGATTGTCTAGCCGCAATCATCTCAGCTGGGTTAGAAGGGAAGCGAGTGTACTTGCCGTGATTGTTATAAAGGTCACTATAATTACGAATAGTAGCTCCGCCACTTTCAAAAGACGCTGATAGCACTTGACAAATAGCTGTGTAAAGTTTTTCCAATTCTTCTTCATTCAAAGATCCTACTGTACGGTGGGGTGCAATACCTGCTAAGAATAGAGACTCAGACTTGTATATATTACCAACACCAGAAATTTGTCCTTGATCCATCAACCATTTAACTATAGTCCAATTGGATTTCCGTCTAGCAATAGCCAAAAATTCGCTAAAAGTACAAGGGTTATTAAGCATATCAGGTCCAATTGAGTTAAGTTTTCTTTCGTGATCTTTACTTTCAAAAACAAACTTAACAGTCCCAAAATTACGCATATCATTGTAGTAGATAGCAGTGTCATCATCGAAGTAAAAAGCAATCCTTGTATGTTTAGAAGGTTGAAGTTTAAAATTACCAGACATACCAAGTGTGGTATACATATAGCATATAGGAAGTAAATCTCCAAACTCCCACCAAATAAACTTGCCTTTGTTATACACACCTTTGACTGGAAGATGTCGTTCTTCCAGCGCAATATAAAAGTCTGCAAAGCCAGTAGGTAGTTTTTTGGTATATCTGCCTGATATAATATTTAAGTTTACGAGTTGTTTACCTCGTACAGCCCGATCAACTTGTCTGGCTGTACGAGTGCATTCTGGACCTTCTGGCATTAGCGCATCTTCAACGACATTTGACGAGGATAGCCCCAGTATTCTGTTGCTGGGATTCGGATCATACGTTCTTTAGTATTCTTTTTGTCTGGATTAGGAACTGTTAGCACAACGTTTTTACCTGCACGCCAAGAGGCAATCTGATTACGGATTCTTGCATCAGAAGATAAATATGCTAAACGAATAGATTTAAGTAGGTTTTTATTAACACAACAGCGTTCACCTTTAGAGACCTGATGTGCTCTTGATCTTTTCTTGCCCATAATTTGCTCCTTTGTTTTTATGATAAGTAATAATAACTAAAAACAAGGTATTTAGCAACTACATGCTTACATAGGATGCTGATATGGTAGAGTTATTTTTCATTTCAAGAAAGGTGGATATAAAGTCTTGAGGCTCAAACATGTGTTCACATTTTGGACACTCAACAACATCAAGAGGTTCGATCTTACCTTTGGTAAACCAAACCTCTTCTTGATTGTTACATACAGGACAATTAGTCCTAGCTCGATAAACTGACATTTTTTATTTTTTCAAAATAAGCACCGATATCATGGTCTCTTACACCATCAAACGGTTGTTTGTTACGCCAAGCTGCTCTACGACCTCTAAATTTGTCTTTTACTCTCTGCCAAAAAGTCATTTTTCGGATGTTGCCATAATGATTGATATAACATAGTTCACCGTGATGACGGTACATCATCAATGCTAAGGGTACAGCTGTAACAATGTCATTATTGTTTACAAACCTGTAGTGTTTTATCAAATCGTTATTCATTTCTTTAACAAATGAGCGAGTGCCTACTCGTGGAGAACCAAAAGTATATAGCTCTTCAGCATCAATGCGACTAGCCATAAGCGTAGCTAAAGCAGCACCAAGAGAGTGACCAGTACAAATTGTCTTTTCAATCTTAGACATATCTAAACGCTGGATTTGCTCCATAATTTTATCATAGACTCTATCAAGAGCTTGTGCAAATCCAAAATGAACTAGACCTCTCTCTCGGCTACGTTTTGGCCAAGCTTTTAGATCTGAAAGGATATCACCCATTTGTGTAGGCTCAGTGCCTCTAAAGCATATGATAAGTTCTTTATCAGTTTTAATAAGTATAGCTTGAGTACCTTCATTGTCAAACCAAAACCAATCTTTTATTCCAAGCTTCAATAACTTAGAGTTTATAGAATCGTAATTATCGTAAACAATTTTAGATAGAAGAGCCATACGAGTTGCAGTTCTGTACATACTTCATACTCTTTTCAATATATTTATCCACAATACTATCATGAATAGTATCAAAGTGGTTAAATAGATGATAAGCATTTTTCTTAGCATTGTCAAAAACTGATTTTAGGGGATGGTCAAAAAACTGAGTGGCTATGGACAACATCTTTGTTACTCGCTGTTCATATGTTGGAAATAAATCATAAGAATCATCAGGGCCAAAATCTGAAAATCCATAGTATTTTTTAAGCGTGTGTAAAGCACCGCAACATCCAGCTAAAAATAGAGGTGTTTCAGAAGCCACGCATTTGTTAAACTTTTCGGTTAAAAATATATGATTATTAGAGGGAGAGGTTTCACAGATAATCTCAAAAGATGAATGTAACTGCTTTTCGTCTATATGCTGGGCTATTTCTTGTAGGCGAACAATATTATTATCTAAATCAAGAGAGTGAATTTCGTGTAAAGGATTAATATCATGATAACTTACAAGACCTTTTTTAAGTAAACCAGAAGATTTCAGACCCTCAACATAAAGTTTTCTATGTTGATGAGGTTTTCTATTAAAAGACACAAAAAATTTATCCTGTGATTGCTTTTGGGCATATTCCTGAGATCTGAACCGTAACCAAGCTAAAAAAGGTATAACAATAGAAAATTCATTATTAGGAGGACCTACATAAATTACAGGTTTGTTAACCTTTTTAATCCATGATAGTTTTTCAGAAAGGAAATAAGGAGGGTCAGCAACATCTATAGCGAGTATAAAGTCAGAATCAATACAGTTTATTGACTCATCATATTGATTAAACCATGTTAAATCAACAATAGAAAAATTGCCATTAAAACGTTTAGAGATGAATTCAGCTACTTTTTGAGTAATTAAATTCATCTCACACGGAAGTATTTGATTAGTATAATAATTAGGTAATAAGTGAACCATTAGCTCGATAGCTATTAACACTTATGTTGCTGTTAGACAATGTAACCTGAGACTCACTAGTCTCTTCTATTCGGGTGGCAATTGTTGGTACTACGTTAGCCTCAAAGCGAGCTTGAACATTGAAATCTTCTTCAACTACGTTATAACTACTGCCCTTACCATAAGACAGAATAGTTACGTTACCGTAATTAGATTCTGGTTTTCTT